AAAGATATTTGATTGCGTTTGATCTAGTGAATGCTTCTGCATCACCGATACTTTCAATCAAATCGAGAGTCTGAGTTTTAGACTCTTTAGAAGTATAGTGAGATTTATAAGTTCCAGAAAGATATTCACGGACCTCCTTAAGGGTAAGATCTTCTTCAAACTTCCAAAAATGGGGAACAGGTTCTTCCTTTTTTGGGGAGAAGATTACTTCTTTCTTGGTGTAATCGTCACCATGTCGGCGGCGAGTTACAGTTTTACCTCTATCAGGAGATTCGTAAACCCAATTGTCAGTTTGCATTGAGGCGCTAGTAGCATCTTCTGAGACGCTAGTAGAATTTTTACCAGGAAGTGGAGTGTATTCAAACCCTCCATTAGCACTGATAAAGTCCATATCAGATGAGTTCATATCAAAATTAAGTGTGTCTTTTCCAGCACCACCAAAAATACCATCCATAGGAACTGGTTGTGCTGCACCAAAGTTTACCACACCTTGGTCGGATGTACCAAAGTCTAAGGTGATGGTATCTTGTGCCGCAGGTGCAGGATTTCCAGTCAGACTAAAACCATCTTCATGCCAGAAGTCTTGACTGGGATGGTCGGCAGGATACCGACCATCTTCATCACGTTCATTGTCCTTTTCAATTTTAATAAAGGGATTCTTACGATCAGGATCATTACGATCATAATCATAGTAATGTTTTGAGCGATTGTTCATATTCAATTCATCAAATAGTAAAGACCATGCGTTCACCATATTATATCAAGCCTCTTCCACAAAGTCCACATCTGAATCAACTTTATCATAAAGATCCATAAACGCTTGTTTTGTCTCATCATCAAAACGATTCAGACAGACTTGAATAGCTTTTGCCTTATCTCCAAAGATACCAAAAGCTTTGACAATATGGACTAGACGACGTGTTGAAACAACTTCCTCAACACCACCATCATAAAAAGTCTTACGGATGATGTCCGCCCAGTCCACAAGACGTTTGCAGAACTCAACTTCACCACAAATAGATGCAAGAATTTTCTGTTCTACTGCAGGAGTAGGATATTCTTGTTCAAAGGTTACAGGGAACCTTTCAAGGAATGCTTCGTTGAGCACATTAGTTCCAATGAATCTTCCGTCCTCGGATCCCTTACCTTTAGTATTTGCGGTTGCGAATACGTTGAAACCTTCTGTGGGCGTAATGTATTTGCCAATCTTCTTCAGAAACACACCCTTGCCTTCAAGGATGGACTGGAGGCATAGAATTTTGTTGGAAGCAAGGTCAACTTCATCGAGTAGCAAGATTGCTCCACGTTCGAGTGCTTCAATGACAGGTCCGTTATGCCAAACAGTTGCCCCATCGACAAGACGAAAACCACCAATAAGATCGTCTTCATCAGTTTCAATGGTAATGTTTACACGAATAAGTTCTCGTCTTGATTGGGCACAGGCCTGTTCAACAGAGAACGTCTTACCATTACCCGAAAGACCCGTAATGAACGTAGGGTAAAATAGATTGGACTTAATAATTTTTTTAATATCAGCGAAGTTACCAAAGCTGACGAAGGTATCATCTTTTGTAGGAATAAGGTTTTGTTCAGCAGCAGGCAATCCAGGTGGAGATTGATAAGTTTGTTCTAATTTTTCTTGCAAACTCAAGTTCCACTTCCCACGACTAGTTCTGTAGTCATCGAGGTACTTAGTCACAGTAGGATAAGAGACTCCATTAGATGCACAGTAACCACGAATATCGGCACACGTAACTGTTTCTCCATACAAATCACGGAGAGAATTGATTAGAGATTCGGAGTTCACGCGGGTGGTCATTTGAAACCTCATTGGTATGTATACAATATAAGAGCAAAGGAGGGATATGTCTTTGGTTTTGTACCAGTTCTTAGACTGGTTTTATGCGATCAAAGAAATAAATTCACCAAGAATTTTTTTGTTCATCTTCTTAGCAGATAATGATTTTCTAAAAGCAGATTTGATTTGTGCTTTTGTTGCATCTTCATCTACTTCAAAACTACTGTCCGATTGGAGTGCAGAAGAAGAAAGTCCAAAGTAAGTTTGATAACCTACATCCTTTATGGAGAAAGACTTTTCTTTCTTATACCTACTAATCATCCTCTCAGAACGATCATAATCTTCAACAAATTTGCGGATGAAAACAGTAGCATCTCTGGGACAAAGGAGACGCATACCAATGAAACTTGTTTGAGGGAATCTAGCTTTAAGTTGATCCAACAGAGCAGTAGTAAGTCCGTGATACGGATGGTCAATCTTAAAGGAGTTTCCTGTTTTACGATCCCTAATAAAATCTCCTTGATAAACCTGTCGATATCCCCAAAAAGGTGTCCTATCATTATAAGAAAACATACGATTATACTTAAGAGGAGGAGCTTCACCATCCGTCAGAATAATTGTATGCATTTTATCAACTCCAGTATACTTCTTAAATTCAGGAAGAATTCCATTTAAAGCAACGATAGCTTCATGCAGAGGAGTTCCAGAAAGAGATAATTGACCAGGGACCTGATAGGTAGCACCTCCCCAACGACATCCTCTGGAGTCAGCACTATATGCAAGTCGATAAAAGTTTCTCATTTGTTTTTCAAATTCTGCAGCACGGACCTTACTAGAAAGAACGTTCATCATATGAAAATCCGAAGAGATATAAAATTCATTCTCAATTTTTTCGTCCACATGTTCATCATATGAATTATCATCCCTACTAAAAACTTTCCAGTGATTAGTAAAAGAGTATACCTCAAAAGGAATATTAACTTTTTTACAGAACCAAATAAGGTTATACAGTTGCTTTACAGTATCCTGAAGTACATCAGACATGGATCCAGACCAGTCCAGAACAAATACTAGACCATGATTCTTTCCATCAGCTAAGGTCGTGACTTTCTTGAACAAGTCCTCATTGTATCGATAAGTATGCAACTTCCCTGTATTAAGAACTCCAGTTTTACTAGTAGCAGCACGAGCATAAGAGTCTGCAGCTTTACGACATTCAAATTCTTTGACAAGATAATTAACTTCTTTTTGAGACTGTTTTTTGAATAGTTTATAGTCACTATCAACTTCAGCAAAAATTTCGTTAGCAATTTCTATTCCATATTCCTCTTCTCTGTTTTTAAAAGTGTTTTCATAAAAATTACTCAGTGTCTCATGAATCTCACAATTTTTTGCAATCAAATTGTCAATATTGAGTTCTGGAACCTCTAGGTAATTAATATCGCGACGATGTGGGTTAGTTCCATTCAATTCCTCTACAGCATCATCAAAGTTTTTATCTGTTACAGTTTCAAATTCGGATCCGCCATTAGATTTTTGTGGAAGTTCTTTACTAAATTCACTAAAGTCAATATCACTTTGAGAAGTTGTATCTGATTTCTCACCATCGTCAGTTGACCCCTCAGGAGAAGTTTGGGAAGACTCAAGATCTCCACCGCTTTGTTGACTAGAAGAAGGTGATTGTGTTTGTGGAGGTTGGGTCTGATCCTCTACCTCAGTTTCTTTGAGGTACTCAAAAATTCTAGAGGAAAGTTCCAAAACTTCATCAAAAGTTTCAGTCTTTTCAACTTCATATACAAAGCTTTTTTCTTTTTCAGTAAACTTAATATCAACAAAATTTCCAATCTTCACATAGATATTGATACGGTCCATAAAAGACATTGAATCAATATCAGTATCTTCAATCCCAAAAAAATCTTGATCTGATAGCTCAGAGTATCCGCGATAAAACGTTTTAACAATACCAGGAAACTTACGTTTAATAAGTCTTTCTACACGGGAGTCCTCTATCACATTAACAAAACTGCCAGGAACCTTAGGATACTTAGACTTCCAGTTGGTATCGGGGGTGTACAGTGCATGACCAACCTCATGACCCACTAGAAGGTCGTATACAGTCGCAGAGGCGCGTTCCCATAGAGGAAGGGTAAGTACCCTCCTACGCACGTCAAAGGATGCAGTAGAGACAGTTCTGTTCTCAATGATAAGATCCTCAGTTGCAAGGAGCTTAGCAAGTTGTCCTTTAACTTCGTAATTGACCATGGGAGTCTTTTGGTATACGAATACTATACATCACTACAACAGGCAGTCTAGACCCAAATGGACAGTTACTCAACTGGTTTTGGAAAACCCATTGACCTTACTGAAAGTAATCATATTATCAAATTTATCCTGAAGGTCTTGAGTGTTGTGAGAGATGATAAAAACATTAGCATCCTTAATTGCATATCTCACAATCTTAGTAAACTCATCAGTGCCAGTTCCATCCAAAGAACTATCAAAGATCTCATCCAGAATTAGTAGATTAGTAGATGAAGAATTTTTCATCCGTGCAATGTCTCTCCAAGTAAACAGAAGAGCAAGATCAATTCTCATTTTTTCTCCTTCGGAGAAAGAATCATAACTAAAGTTTTCGTGAATAGGAGATTTAATATTTTCTTTAAACTCTTCGTCCAGTGTGAAATTGATATAGAAATCCATCTGTTGCAGATATGTATTAATCTGCTTATTCATTACTGGAAGATATCTCTTGATTATTTTGGATTTTACTCCACTATCTTTCATAAGAGAATGAGCAAAATCCAAATAGGAAATACTTTCAGCCTGTTCGGACTTATCCTTTTCTACTGACTTAAGTTCTTTTTCTAACTGTTTAAGGGCATCTCTTTCAGAATTTCTATTTGCAATTTGTGAGGCAATTTTTTGAATTTCTGATTCCAAACTTCTGGTCTGTTTCTGATATTCAGAAATCTTAGTGTTGTTAATAGAGATGTCATACGTTGTGTCAGTGATCAACCTGGAGAGCTGAGCAAACTCTTTCTCCCTATCCTGTTCTGCAGTGATAGTTTTCTTGAGTGCTTTATATGCTGTATTAATTTCTTGTACTTGATTTTCAATCTCTCCTACTTTATTTACACGAAACTGCTCTTCTATATCTTGTCCGCAGGTAGGACAAACCGAGTTATCCTTGAAAAATCTATGTTCTTTCGTTATATTTTGTATCTTTTGTTCCAGTTTTGATTTAACTCCATTCATTCTCCTGAGCGATTTTGTTGGATCACTGAGTTCTTGAAGTTGTGGTTGATATACATCAGTAATGTTTTCATTGTAAATGCGGTTATCTCCCATTAAGTTTGTAATATCTAGAGATAAACCTTCAATCTTAGTCTTCTTATCCTCAATATTTTCTTTGCCCCTCTTATCAAGATCTCGAATAAAATTCTTTTGCATGGAAATTTTTTCTTCCACCAGGTCTTTTTGTAAAGACAGTTCACGAATATCTTGTGTTGCTTGTCTAATTCTATTTTTAAGAAGATTTCCCATGCCAGAAAAGATCTTAATATCAAGAAGATCTTCCACAATATCTCTCCTATTAGAAGAAGAAAGTTGCATAAAAGGAACAAAAGTAGCAGAACCCAGAATGACTGTCTGGGTAAAAGACTTATAGTTTAGTTTCAGTATGGTCTCTTCTAGATGCTTCTGTTGATCTACGGCAGAAGATTCCCGATTCCATACTTCTCCGTTACAGTGGATCTCAAATACATTAGGTTTGATTCCCCTAATAACTTTATATGATCTATCATTTATACCAAATTCTATCTCAACAACGCAATCCTTTTCATTTACACTATTAATTAATTGCCCCTTATTAATTCGTCTAAAGGGTTTATTATAAAGAACGAAGGTAAGAGCATCTAAAATAGTAGATTTTCCAGCACCATTTGCTCCAACAATCAACGTTGTTGGAGCGCTTCTAAAATTGACCTCAGTGAAATTATTTCCTGTTGAAAGGAAGTTTCTCCACCTAATCTTCTGAAATACTATCATAAGGAGGGAATACTATATCTTGAGGTGTCACAATCATGTACTTGTAATTATACTTGTTACAAGCCTCGATTGCAAGTTCCTCGTCAATTTCTACAACTGCCAATTTATTGTGATCATCGGCTTCTAAAAGTCCTGCGTATCTTTCGGCGTCATCCTCTTCCTCAAACATATAAAGTTGCTTGGTTCCCGTTTCGTCTTCCAACGAATAGGCTCCTTCACCTTCATGTCCCCTGAGTGATAGGATGAACATATCTACTCCATCTCGCAAGCTTCTAAGTAGACTTCACGAAGTAAGTCTTTTACTCTGTTTTTCTTAAGATCAAAATCAGAATCTTCTATGTATTTATTGAGGAGTGTAAGTGTGTCCTCAATTTTTTCTCCAGCAAAATCAACTTCAGAATCATTTACTTCAAGAGATTCTGTAATTTTAATATCAACCGCTTTCGACTTAAGAAGTTTATCTACAAACTTATCAAATTTTTTCTGATCCGTTTTCTTTCGTACAATCAGTTTAACAATCTTATTTTCATACAAATGTGATTTGAATAGTTCAGCGGGAGTATCATCATAATAAACTTTTTCAAATATTGTATACGGATTTGGGATAAACTCCATCTCATAAGTTTCAGTATCAAAAATATTGAAACCACGAATATCACCAGCATCATTCCAATACATTTGGTATGGATTGCCTAGGTAATAAATTTGTCCGTCATTACTACGAGTATGGTAATGTCCAGAGAATACAAATTCAAACTTGTTAAAGAAACCTTTATCTATACCAGTCTGTTGGATACATCCAGGATACAATTGGAATCCAGTAATTTCTAAGTGACCAAAAGCAACATTGGTCGGAGTCTTTTCTATTTTTTTCTTTGTCTCATCTATATTATCATCACATATCCAAGGAATCATGAAGGCTTTAAACCCATTGATATCATATTCATCTGGAGAAGAGATTGGAATTACATTAGTATAATCTTTTAAGAGAGAATCAATTGAATTAACTTCATTGGTATTCTTAAAGTAGGTATCATGATTGCCGGCAAGTTGCCATACCTTAACACCCAGATCTCTAAATTTATCATACACATTTATACGAGCCCAATTAAGAGCCCAGAAATCTATACTTTTCCTATTATCAAAAGCATCTCCCATATGGATACACTCTTTGATACCCCTCTTTTCTAGTTCTGGAAAAAAGATATCATCATAAAATTTTTGAAAGTAGTCATGAAAAACCTTGGAAGACCTCCTACAACCGTAGTGAGTGTCAGTGATAATAGCAATCTTCATTGATACATTTTAGATTGAATAGCATCCTTAATACTATTATATTCAAAAGAGCTTCCGTAGTCATCATCTACCGTGAAGACTTCATCATAACCAGACCTTTCAAGAATCTTAGTTCTGATCTCCATCTGTTTTTTCTCTTTTTGAATACGTCTCAGAAATGCGTAGTGAATAATCTGAGTAAAGTAAGCAAACGGGTTAGTGGATTTCTCTGGATTAAAGTTATGAATATATTGAACACAATTTTCAATACCGTCACAAATCATGTCCTCGCGGAACATATAGTTAACAAAGTTTGGTTTGTATGATAGGTGAGTTGCAATCTTTAGAAAGCACTCTCCAAGATAATTTGTAATTCTGGGTTTAGGTTCATCTGCTGCTGCAGCGTCTCTTACATCTGCCTTATATTGAACAATAGCATACAAAAATTCTTTGTTATTTACATAATGTTCAGACCTCTTTCTAGTAGCCATTTCATTTGTCTCCTTTAAATGTTATTATTCTATCACAAAGTTACTGTACTGACAACTTGACAGAGCTCTGGATATTGTGTATGATGACTCTGTTGGAGTTCAAAGAATTATTCAGCTTCTTTAGATTCTGTATTATAAAGCTTTTCAAGTTGCTTACGTGCTTGATCTACAGTCGTTTTGAATCCACTTGATTTAGATTTTTTACTGTTGCTAGAAGAAGAACTTAATTTGGATCTAGTAAATCTCATATAAGATCCTACTACATCAGAGTCTTCAGAAGCTTCTACAACTGTGATAACGTGTTGCATAGGAACTACAACGATACTATCGGAGGGATTTGTTTTTACCCATGGTATCATTCGCAGGCCTTCACCAGTAGCAATATGAACTGCTTCTATTGAAACTGGATCACTGAGAACTAACATGCTTCTTCCATTTTCTTCGACAGGGAGAATCTCGGCAAAGATTTCTTCACCACTTATCAACTTGATTGTTCCATAAAATTCTTCCATATTATTTTTTGAGTTTGATTTGAGTGAATTCATAATTAAAATCTTCTTCATTGTAGATCTTAATTCTTTCAATTAAATGATTTAAGGTGTAATTTTTTCTGCCTTGATATGTAATGTCATCTGCAATGTCATAAAGCATTGCTTTTGTTTTATTGTTTCCTTTCCTCAGTACTCTTCCAATAGATTGTAAGTTCCTGATTCTGGATTTACTAGGTGAAGCAAAAATAACATTATGTAAGTTTTTAATATTGATTCCTGTAGAGAATGTACCATATGAAGCAACAATAATAGAGTCAGTTTCTTTTTCTGTAATCTCTCTAACCCGTTCTCTTTCTACAGCATCTACTCCACCATGAACATAAAATACTTTTCTATCACCATCTACTGAACTATTTATTAACTCATGAATAATCTTTCCATGGGATTCTACTCTCTGAAATAGAATAAGAGTATTTCCCTTTAGCCCTAAAGATAGATTTTTAATAAAGTTTGTTCGTTGTTCATGAGAGATAATGTACTGGATTTCATCCTCATAGTTATTAAAGGTTCTTGGAATATGTTTTAATAACAAAATTCTAATATCAAGTTGTGAAAGATGTCCTTTTTTAATTAACTCTGCTGTCTGAGTAATCTTATAACTAGGTCCAAAGAGTCCTTCCAGGACCCACTTATGAGTTTGGGATCCATCAAGAGTTCCAGTAAATCCGTATCTATATTTCGTGTCTCTAAGTTTGGTCATGATTCCAACTAAGGACTTTGATTTAAACTGATGAGCTTCGTCACCAATTACAACATCGAAGTCATTGAAAAACTTTTTATCTAATTTATAAATTGATTGCCAGGTTGTAATTACAACTGGGAAGTTAGTTGTTTTTTCTCTACCAGAATAGACTCTATGGCAAAAAGATTCGGAATCCCATCCATAATCAAAAAAGTCTTTATACATCTGTTCTACCAAAGATGTAGTAGGAACAACCAATAAAATTTTCTTATCTTTCTCCACAAAATATCTGACAATCGCATAGATCATCAAAGATTTTCCAGAAGCTGTTGGTGATATCAACAATCTTCGGTTATATTTAAGTGCATCATACACTCCTTCTATCTGATAATCTCTAGGAGTGTGCTTAGAGATTGCCTTCATATAATCTTTTACACCTTCTCTAGAGATGAGGTCATTTTTCTCGAAAGGAGTTCCGTAAAATTTACTGTCTTTAAAACTTACTGTATACTCGCTTTTCTTAGCCCATGCACAGACCTTATCTAGAAGTCCCACATAGATCTCTCCAGTTGCTGTTGAGAATAATCGAATCTTCCCATCCCAATACTTGCTGCGATACTGAGGCATAAATTTTGCCCCAGGAACTTCAAATGTAAAATGATCTGCAAGTTCTTGATTGACATGAGGTTCTGCTTGGATTTTAAGAAAAACCTCATTCTTTTTTTCAATGATCAAATCAGTCATAACCTCTTATAAACCTCTGCCACTCAATAGCGTTTTTAATTTGGTAGGTTCTGTTTAGAATTACTTTTATAATACTTTCTAAGTAATCTAACAACATCTGATAGTATTCCATTTTAGTCAGACATCTAATGAGTTCCTCATCAGAATCTAGATACTTATCAATATCCGACTTTAATACTTTAAAATCAAATGGTTTTTCTACGTATATTTCTGGCTTTGATTTTCCTGAGTAGTACTCCCACTTCTCTCTCCTCAACACTTTAAATTTATTTTCTTGTCCTTTTTTTAGAACGAGAATATTATTATAAATTTTGTAATACTTTGAGTGTAAGGATGGAATTTTTGTTGACTCTAAATGAAGATCATCATTATCAATTTTAGAATCTTTTTCCCAAAGATTCTCAATCATTTCAATATTCATACTACAATAAACTCTCAATATCAAAGATGGTATATTTAAATGTGGCTTCCGCCATAATATAATTTATATCAGTTGCCTTAGCGTCAAATTGAACTGGAGACAACGCTGTAGGAAATAAGTCTTTAAATTTTACTTTAGTAATTGGAGTGAATGAACTGCTATAAATGAGAAGACTTCCATCAGAAAAAGCACCTGCTATGGGATCTACTCCAGTTCCAATAATGAATGGTAATGCTTCTCCCATACTATCTGGATATCCAAGACCTCTCATCCAGTCATGGATTTCTAGATAGTTCTCCATATTTTCATCCACCATAAATTGAATGGAGAAATCACTGTATACTAACTTATCTCCAGGAATCATCAAATCCTTAAGAGGAGTTGATTGAACTGCTACTCCTAAATTAATGCCTGGAATGTTCACCGAGTTGGCGAAAAAATCCACTTTAGGTGCTTTTTCCAAACTAAATTTAAATCCAGTTGGGGATAAAAAGTTTTTATTTTTAATTTCCCTATCCCATTTGGATAGCCCACTTTCTCTAACCATGGAATTAAATACAGTTCATATTAGTATTTAGCAGTCATTAAATACCGTACCAACTTGAGAACCGAGACTGGATCCTGCTTTTTGTCCTAACAGAAGAGCCCATCCTCCTGCCAACCAACCCACGTAGGGAATACCCATAACAGCAGGAACAGCAACACCAGCAGCAATTGCACTACC